TTTTAGTCTTTTTATCTTTTGGTACGTTTCTTCTTTTTCTTTTTGCCACTTGTTTTTCTCCTTTTTTTATAACGAAACTTGTTTATCATTTCTGATAATGTTGCTGTTGTAGTAAAACCACTCATCTCTTTTTCTTTTTCTTTTTATGTGCCGAGTTTTTCATGAGTCTCCCATCGGGCATATAATGATACCCTTTGGGAGCCTTTTTTCTTTTTTTAGCCATTATCTTTTCTTTTTACCCATTTTAGATTTTTTGGCTTTTTTCTTTTTTTTCTTTGGCTTCATTCCGCCACCATAGTGTCCAGGCATTATTTCCTCGCTTTCTTTTTAGTTTTCTTTTGTTTCTTCATTATAGCTTTTTGTAAAGCAAGAGGAAGTTTTTTTTGTTTTTTTGTTAAGGCCATGACTATTCCTCGTCTTGGTCTTCGTCATCATTTTGGATTTCTAAGATTTCCTCAATGTTTTCTATTTTTTCTTCTAACTTTTCAAGTTTTTCTTCTAATTGTGTTAGTTTATCTGACATGACATCTCCTATTTGTTAGCGTTTTTCATTATGTTGGCTAAACTCTCACATCTTTTTGGTGTTTGTTTATGCCACCTACTATTTATCATTTCGTCAGATGCTTTATCAAGGTTTTTTTCTTTCAAAGCTATGAACATTTTGTTAAATTTTGAAACTTTGGGTTTGCCTAATTGGAAACACATTTCAACTAATACACCAAATATAATGTAATTATGCTCTATGTCTCTTAATAAATCTCTAGCTGAATCTACTGCTATTTTAAAATCATTATCAAAAACTTCTTCAAGAGTTTCTTTATCGTAAGCAACACCCTCAACAAAGTTATCAGTGGGTAATACAAGATGACCATAGCCAATAGTAGCGAAACCCAAACTATCGGAATACACAGTATCCCTATACCCCTCATGTTCTTTAATTCGTTGTTTGATTTCTTCCATAAATTATTTCTCCAATGTTTTAGTATGTTTAAAAGTTTTATCATTCATTATTAACGAGCATTTGTTGGTACACCATTAGAATTTACAAATGGTGATTCTGCGAAAGCCATGTAGATGTATGAACCACCAGAAGTATTTGCCATAGTTGATGTATTTCTAAGCTGAAAACCATTAGAAAGTAAATCAAACCATTGTGGATTAGAAGTATCTTCAGCATTACTTAAATTTGGATATACAAAATAGTTTAATGGATTATATCCTATTCTTTTATTATCATACATATTCCAATCAGCCGAACCATCTGTTCTTTTAACTATACAAAAAGCTGGTTTAAATCCTGTATAAACAAATGTTCCATCATTACTTCCGTTACCTGTGTAGCTTCCAAATTTTGAGTAGCCTTTTTTTTCTGCGAAGCAATACATTATATAATTTCTACTTGAGCCATTAACTGCCGCATCAGTTGATAAATACATTAATGAACTTGTAGGTGTAGTATCTTGAAAATGATTTGCAGTTTGTACTGCTTGTGTAACATTTAAATAAACATTTTTATTCCAACCAATGTTGTCTCCACTTACTACCCAGCTAAGTGCATTACCTCTATCTTTAACAATAACAAAAGCT